TTTTCAAGGACGCAGGAGTTCAGATTGCTTGCACGGAAAGCAACAGATCAATCAACCCTGGCGATGATTTCAGTAGCGAGGACGCAAGAGTCCAAGCAGTCTGCGCCGTGGTTCACACGCCAGAGATTGTGTCAACATATCAGGCACAGTTGGCCGCTGCAAACCAACAGGTGTAATCCATGACAAAACTCGAAGCGGTCAATGCCGTGCTTCGTAGGCTCGGATTGCCGCCAGTAACCGCTCTTGACACGGGCGGTATCTCAACACAGGCTCATGCCGAGCGATACTTCGATGATGCCGACCGTGCGTGCCAAGCGCGAGGGTGGCATTTCAATACTCGCCGCAAGGTCACGCTGACGAGAAATGTCAACAACAAGATTGCCGTACCAGCCAACACCTACCGCATAGATACCGATGATATTGATGCCGGAAAGGACATCACGGTGGTCGGCGGGTTCTTGTACGACATTGAGACAAACACTGATGTTTTTACTCAGGACATCGTGGTGACCTATGTGGCGCAAACAAGCGTCACAGACTTGCCGCAAACTTTTGTGGACTACATCATCACAGAAGCGGCGTACCAGATGAACCGCACGCACAAGAAGGATCAATCCATCGACGGGATGCTCCGTGATGAAGCAGGCCGTCGATACGCAGAGTGCAGACGCGAGGACGATTCCCGCGCCGATGTCAACGTACTTAACACAGGCGAAATGAACCAGTTTCGTGGACGCCCGCGACTGCGGGACAGGAGCTTCTAAATGCCAGCAATTACCAAACTTGACGCCGTCAACCAATGTCTTGCGGCCATCAACGAATATCGAATCGCTGCACTTGACACAGGCGGCACAAGCATCGGAGCCGAAGCGGAGCGATATGTTGATGACAGCACGCGGTACTTTTGCGCCCAAGGGTTCCCTTGCAATACCCTGCGATCCAAGGCACACACACCCGATGCTTCGTCGTTTGAAATTGAGCTCGGATCATCAGTTCTTCGTGTGCGATCCGCTGGACCAGATCAACACCGAAATCTTGTTATGCGAGGCACAAAGGTGTTTGACGCAGACAAGGGGCAGCTTTCGATGGGTGGCGCAAGCGATGTCTATCTCGATGTCGCCGTACTACTAAGCTTTGAAGATCTCGACCCTATGCTCCGCGAGCAGGTCGCTCAACACGCCGCACAGCGGTTCGGTCGCAGACTCGTTGGCTCTCAGATGTCAGATGCGTTCCTGTCGCAAGAGCTCGCCATCACCGACGCTATGCAGCCGCGCGACCCGACATTTGGATCTCGGCCACTCTTTGCCCAGGCAGCTTCTCAACCGCAGCAGCAGCAATAAATGGCAACGACTGACTTCCGCCAGCGAATTGGATCGCTGCACAACGGCATCTCAACGCAAAGCGCAAGCAGTCGGTTCCCGTCACAGGTTGAGGACGCAGAGAATGCGCTGTTCAGCGTCACCAACGGCGTGTCAACTCGCGCAGGATCAAGACACCACGCATCGTTTGCTGGCAACAGCTTTAGTCAGGGGTACTTGCGGGCGCACCGAATTGTCCGTGACAGCGCGGAACGCTACATGGTTGTCTACGGAAGAGATAACAACGCAACTTTTTTGCGGATCATTGATTTGTCGAATCCTCGCAACAGGACGCAGTATGTCGTCGGACCTGCGAGCGGTACGTTCACGCTCACTTTTGGTGGCCAAACAACAACTCTCATTGCATTCGACGCTGCGGCAGTTGCTGTGCGGACGGCGCTTGCGACGCTCACTACAGTTGGGAGCACCGACTATGTGGGGGTTACGCGCACGGGAAGCGGCCCGTACACCTACACAATCACGTTTGCAGACTTCCTTGCCACTCAAACCCTGATGACGGCATCAGGGGGCGCGACTGTTACAGGGACTGTCATCACGCCAACAATAAGTGCAGGTGCTAAGACATACCTCGACGCAAACTCGCCAACAGCAGACGATCTACGACTTCTGACGATTGTGGACACCACAATTATCTGCAACACAAAGGTCACAACTGATACGGGTACGCATAGCGGATTCTCAACTTCCGACACCAAGATTCTGGAAACCACGTTTCCAGTGCTTATGCGTCGCACATCTTTAACGCCTCCAACTTTTTCCGTTACCCAAGTTGTTCAAGCAACGGAACTCAAGAGAGCAAACACGGACACGACAGACTGGAAAGCTCCGCTTCCGTTCCGTGACCATTACACGATCTCTGACATGGCATACCACAGAGGCAGACTATGCCTTGCCATGAACGATTATGTGGTCACAAGTCAGCCAGGAGATTTGTTCAACTTCTTCCCGTACAGCAGCACGACATTTGCCATCAATGCAGCAGACCCAATTGTTGTACAGATCGGCGCAAATCAAGTCAGCTTTATTGACTTCATGGTCCCGTTCCGAAAGAGTCTACTGATTCTGACACGGGCTGGATCGCAGTTTGAACTTGGCGGCGACGAGATATTCACGGGAACCAACGCAACTTTCGTCCCAAGCACGAACTACAGCACGCAGAAGGTAAGACCACTGCCGCTCAGTAGCGTCATCTACATGGCTGGTACGCAGGAGCAGTCAAGCACTCTCTACGAATACGTCTACGATGACATTCAGGTCAGCAACCGGGCAAACAACATTACCAATCATGTTTCGGGTCTTTTGCCAAAGACGCTCCGCACAATTACCGGGAGCGACAACAGCGACACCATTGTCGTTGTGCCAAACCCGACCGTCATTGACACATCTACAACAGTCGAAAGTTTCGGCAAGGGATTCACGGGATATTGGTCTGATCCAACGATCTGGCTTGGCGGTATTTGCCCGGTCATCGGACAGTCCGTTGTAACAATCAAGAATGGCGATACTGTTATCTTTGACAACCATCCAAACTCGGACGGATCATTGTATGTCTACCGCTCCATGAGGGCGCAGGACAAGATCATTCAGTCTGCGTGGAGTCAATACACGTTTGGAAACGACATCATCAATGACGCATTATGTATTGATGACACCATGTTTATTCTGCGTAAGGTTTCTGGCGCAACGCCAACAATGGCGATTGATTCCATGTCGCTTGCTATTGACCCCGTTGCCCCGCCATCGTTCCCAGAATTGCCACGGCTCGACCACCGCCACCTAGTAAACAAAGGAACCTACGCTAGTGTCAGTGGAATAGCAACGATGCAGTGGACGCTGCCATACTCGGACACTGAACTCGACAAGGCAGTAGCAGTGTATTTGGATGGAGATACGTTGGTGTACAGGGAGTATGACGTGACTGTCAGCAGCACAACGGCAAGTGCGCCAAGTGATGATGATTTATCTGCCAAGCTGGTTGTTCTTGGTCGCTCAGTGCCGTTCAGACTTGAGTTGACACGGCTTTACCAAGTCGATGGCAACGGCAACCCCATCATTGAAGGCGAACTCGAAGTCAATAAAGTTGTTGTCGATCACGCCAAGAGTGGTCCGTATGTCGTAACCGCCGAAAGCAGCGGCCGGCAACCTCGCAGCAACTCGTTCACCCCGCCCGATGATTTCATTGACAATCAAGGACGGTTCAGCGCATGGTGCATAGGACGATCAAACGACCTGACTATCGGCATTCGCAATGTTGACTCGCGCCCATGCGTTCTGACCGGAATTGAATACTACGGAAGGCACACCTCTATGCTTCATGGGAGACAGGGCTAGTGGGACCGTTACTCGGTATTGGTCTTGGCGTTGGCGCAGCCACAAGCGTCTTGCAGGGCTTCCTCGGATTCAGCGCCCAACGCAAGCAGAACCAAGCGGCGCAACAGGCCCTCGCCAACCTCAACATGCAGGAGGACTTTTACAACACGTCCTACCAGCAGCGCCTTGGACTGCTCCGCGAAAGCCAGATGTTCAACATGGAGGGTCTGCTTGCAAGCATCCCGCAGGCGCGCCGCTCGCAGCGCCAGGAGTACGAGCAGGCGTCTGGAACTGCTCGCGCTGCGATGGCGGAAAGCGGAGCCACGCTTACTGGCTCAAAGGCCGCCCTCATGCGCTCAATTGACATTCAGGGCGCACTCAACCGCAGAACGCTCGAGGACAACATCCGCCGCTCACTTGTGCAAGACAATCTCAACTACCGAAGCGCACTGTTTGGGGCTGGACAGTCTTACGCAGCACAGCAGTTCCAAATCACAAACACTCGGGGCGGCCTGCAAAGCCAACAGAACAGCGAAGGACTTGCGCTCGCGTCGGGCGCACTTGGCGGGTTCGGAACAGGACTCCAGATCGTCGGCGGCATCTACGGACTTACACGACCATGAGTTCATTTGAGGCACAGGCAGCGTTACTTGGCCAGGCATCAGGCTCGCGTAGACCTGGAGCACTCAATCCAAACCCGCAGCAGGCAGTTATTCCAGTAGCGCAACTGACCGCACCGCCGGTTGGAGCGATTGCGCCGTTCGTTGCGCCAACTCTGGACACTCGAGCTGCCAGCGACCTTGAACTTGCCATGCAAGTTGTTTCACAGGTCGGCACGACCTTTCAGCAAGCGGGACAACTCGGTCGCATGGACTATGCAGAGCGTGAGCGTGCAGATATGCGACAGGCAGCCATGTTCCTGATCGACGATTCGGCTGCGTTCCAACAAAGACTGATGAAGGGCGAGGAGCGGGATGCGCTCGACTCAATGGGGGCAGACGAGTACGCCGCAGCTGGCACGGGCGCTCGAACGGGGCAGTTCTCAACACAAGAGGTCAACGATCTCTACAACCAACGTATCGCGCAGATGCGATCCAACGCATGGCTTGATCGCGCCACGGAGCGCCAAAAACAAAACATCAACACATTCATCGCAGGCTTGCAGGCGCAGATATCTGACCCACAAATCGTTGCACCTGACCTACAAAGCATCATTTTTGATGCAGGCAAACTCAATCTCGATCCGCAACAGGTCAATGCGATGCTTCTAAAGATGACCGATGTTGCAGCCGAGAATGGCGACCAGCAATCGTTCGACAGACTGCGTTATATGGTGCAGGACACCGTTGAATGGCAGGTTGCAGGCCCAGAAACAACGCGCAAGCTTCAGAGGTCTATTTTCGCTCAAGGACAGCAGCGCCAACAGGTATTTAAACAAGAGCTGATTGCCGTAATTAATGGACCAGGCACGATGACTGAAAAGGCGGCAAGGGTCAGCGATCTTTCATTCCAGACATCAAAGGGCAAGGCAGAGGAGATTGGTTTCACCATGCAGGGCATTGACAACCTTGCAGAGAGCGCCACAACACTTGCACAACTTCAGCAAATTGAAACAGAGATTGGCAGATATGTTGATCCGAGCACGCAGGAGCGGATACGCGGCATCATCTCCAAGCACGGCGGTCAGGTTGCGAAGCGACAACTTGGTGATATTGCAGTTGTCGCAAACCTTTCGAGCCCCGAATTCGCTGCCGACTACCGCAACACACGCGAGCAAGCGATCACCCTGGGTATCAGCGCGCTTGACCTGAACCAAGCTGACAAACTGTATGTGAACTCCATGCAGCAATCGCGCATGACTCTTGCTATGGCTGCTGTTCACGCAATCGGCGACCCGACCGCAGTGATGGAAGAACTTGAAAGTTTGGCGTTGACATACGACCCAACAAAGCCTGAGTGGGAGCAGGTCGATTCCAGCATCTCGCCCCAAGAACTGAGCGATCTCTTTAAAGCGATTGGAGATGGCGGCGAACGCCTAAAGACGCAAAGAGAACTGCAAGACTATCTCTCTCGGAAAATCTCGATTTCGCCGCAATCTGACAAGCACAAGGACATGATGGCTGCCTACGGCGCACTCGACAACAACGGCGATCTGCGACCCATGCAGGCAACGCAATATGTGCTTCTCGGGCAAGCACTGCCTGGCTACATGGTAGATCGAATACTCGATGGCCTGAGACAACCAGAATCACAGCTGTTCGACACATCGGTCGAAACACTTGCGCGTCTTGC